AAGTCAGCTGCCATTTTAATGGCAGCACCACCAGCAATAGCTAATGGTAAACTTATTGCAGATAAACTTGAGCCGACTGACTTCATTTTATCGCCAAATTGTTTTAATTTGCTAGATGCTTGTTGAAAGCCAGTTAACTGTAAATCTAATCTTAACTTTGCCATGAAATATTTTTATGTAAAAATACAAAAAATCTAACCACTCTTTTTTTTAGCTTCTAGTTTGTCTAATCGTTTTTTAAATTTTAAATATTGTTCTTTTGTTGACTTTGCTTTGCCTCTAGCTAAATAAACATCTTGAGGCAATGGGAAAAGTTTATCTGGTGTAATCATTTGAGCTTTTTTGTTACAATTTACATTATATAACATAGTTGCAATATACCTTGATTGCTCCCATAGCATATTGTTTTTAATCATATATGATTCGCCAAGTAAATGATTTTCTTTCCAAGTATTTTCCCAAAAAATGTTTGGCATTATCCCAGCTTGACCAATATAAAAATCAAGTAAACTATCCCAAGTCAGCTGGGTATTTACTTTCCCTCTTTTGTAGCTTTAGTAGTTTTTTTAATATTTCTAGCAACTCCCATATTAAGATCATTGCCTAATATTCTGGATTGCATCATTGATGTAACAATATCATTTAAATTTTCAGCATCAAAATCTTCAAGCCACATTCCAACTTTAAACTCATTATAATCAATGTCATTGCCTTGTTCTTGATCATGTGCTAATAAACCAGAATATATTAAAGATCTAATGCCTTTTATTGATATACCGCCATTAAATACATCCCCTATTTTATCAAGAGATACATCCATTTGCTCAGTAAAGTTTGACCAGAAATTCATTGAAAAATGCATAGTTCGCATTTTGCCACCTATTTTTAAGGTATAGTAACCTCTTTTTTTGTTTGCCATATTTATATATTTATAGGGGTATAGTTTCCTCAAGCCATACCCCTTTTAATTTTATATCTTAATCAACTAATCTTAGTTAGTTTTTGTGATAGTTCCAGTCGTTGTAATTGAACCGCTATAAGTTGCTGGTGATTCCATTTCAGCACTCATTTCAATAGAGCTGATAAATCCAGATCCAGAAAATATAGGATCACTAGAATCAGCAGTTGCAAAACTCCAAGTTACTGATCTTCTATTAATTAAAACATCACTTATATCAGCAGCATTAGCATCATCATCATAAGCAACTAACCCCTCAAAACTAAGCTCACCACTAATAACACCAGCGATAACTTCTTGAAATCCGCTTGAATCTTTAGTTGTTGCCTCAGGTAAATCATTTGAAAGTGATAATGTACAAGATGTTGAATGTCCAACAGCAGTTGCCGCAGAAATTGATGTCCCATCATGGATTTTTAAAATTAAGTCAGTACCATTAAATACTCCAGTTGTAGCCATTTATATTTTTTTTAAATTATTAATCTTTAACAAATATACAAATAAAAAAATTATACATCTTCCCAGTTATCTGCTATATCTTCCCACTTAGCAAAGACATTATCCCAAGTCAAACCTTGACTAGGATCTGTTATTGTAAACACTCCAGTCAAGTTAATTTCTAAATTAAAACTAGTAGCTTTTTCAAACTCAGCAGTTTCATCAACTGATTGCACAAACCCCTCACCTCTAAGCAAAAATTTATTGTTAGCAATATCTTTAAAATAAAATACTGCCTTTTCCTTAGTTATAACCATTTCAGATAGTTGGCTAAAACTTAATGAATCGGAATAATCAGTTAAACAATCACAGCTAATAGTGCCACTTTTAACCCCAGCTATAACCTCTTTAAAACCATTGCTTTCTTTATTAGTTGCATCTGGTAAATCTACATTGACATTAAAGCTAGTGCTTCTTGAATGGCCAATAACTGTTGTATCTTTTAAAAGTAAAAAGCTACTGGCATTTATAACTGGCATTTTATTTTTCTTCTAAAGGAGTGATTTCGCCAGTATCAATATTTAAAGAACCTTTGCCATGCTTATCTTCAATCTCTTTCATTTTTTCTTGTTGTTCTTTAATTGCTTCTTTGTGTAAATTAACAAGATCATCAATTGAATTATATGCAACTACTCTTGCACCTATTTCAATAAGTAATTGATTTGGCTTTGAAATTGTTTGTTTAAGTTCTTGTAATTCTTTTTCTTCTAGTTTGCTCATTTTTTATATTTATTATTAATTAATTTCTTCATTCCAAGGTGGCAATAATGTTTCATCTACTGGATTTACTAATAATTCAATTTTACCATCAACATATTCTTTTAGCCAATCTTCCTCAACTGTTTGTGTAATCCAACTTATAACTTCCTCTTTTGTTAAATCATCATATTGAATAAATGGATTTTCTGGATTATATTCAACTCCAGCAGTTCCTATATATGATGCATTGTATTCAGGATTTTCTTCATTCTCACCTCTAAAAATAAAGTGAATCATATAAATGACATTTTGGTTGTCATCTTGTTGTATTTTAGCATCTAACTGAGTTATTGACCAAGAATATAAATTTGCCATAAAATATTTTTTTTACAAATTTAGTAATTATTTTAACAATCATCAACCTCAATTATTAATCCATTATTGCCGACACGAATATATGAACCACTTGGCGAACCGCCAGTTGTGTATATAGCATAATAACCAGCTGTGGCAACAGTTGTTCCAGTTTGGGTTGTGTATGCAGTATAAATATTTATAGCATCTGGCACTAAATTATTTGCATCATCATGATAATATGTATCAAAAGGTATTGCAAATTGACAAGCACTATTGCTAGATGAACTATTATAATTAAACATAAATGCAGTTCTTGGTGGGTTTTGATCGTATAAACTAAACTCAGACATAGCTAATGGATTTTCACCATCTGGTCGATTGTTTATTGGATTTGCTAATGCAACTGCTGGATAGCTATTACCTGATCCACTTGTATTACCGCCACTCAATCTTTGTATGTCTGACATATATATAGGGGATGTTATACTAAAATTTGATGTATAACCAGCTCCAGTTCTTTCCCTAGCTGTTTTGAGCATTGTAATTTCATCATTTGCAATATTTGGACAAGGCATATTTTATCTTTTTAGTTCTTTAATTTCTTGTTTTAAACTATCAACCTCTGCTTTTAATTCTTTTATAGCTTCAATAAATACTCCAGCCATATTACCATAAGCAACAGAATATAAACCTTTATCATCTTTCATAACAACCTCTGGCAATACTTCTTTGACTTCTTGTGCAATCACACCTAATTTTAATGATTTATCTTCAATGTCTTTCCTAGTATATGTAACACCTCTCAACTTACTAACCTTATCTAAAGCACTATTAATAGTAATAATATTTTCTTTTACTCTCCTATCAGAAAATGCAATTACATCACTACTAGCTCTTATATCACCAGTAACATCTAATTGATAGCTAGGAGATACCTTTCGTAAACCCATAGCACCAGTATTTTCTATAATCGTTATAGCTGGGTTGCCTTGTAATGTTTTATTTGACAATGCCCACTTATTTGTTCCAATGCTATATGGACCAATCCCCATTATCCATTGTCTTCCGTAAGTCGAATTACCACCTGGTCGACCAGTTCCATTAGCACCAAAAGCCATAGCAGCTTCACCATCGCCAGGATTTGCTATATAAAATTGTCCCCAACTACTGTTGCTTGTTCTAACACCCATTCTATCACCCTCGACATTTAATCTAGTGCCTTGATAATTTGATGATGTACCAATATTAACTTGACCACCATTGTAAATGACCATTTTAGATTGTGCTAATGTTACTCCACTTCCAAAACCAAATCTAATATTTGAATTACCAGCAACAAGAAAACCAGCTGAACCACGACCACAATAAACAGCATTTTCATATTGATTTATAGTACCTACATAATTACTAGCTTCAGCACCATCAGTATCGAATAGTAATCTAGCAGAAGAATAACCTTTCAATCTAGCAGTACCAGCAACATCCAAAGTATAGCCAGGTGTTGTGCCAATACCAAATTGACCATTGCCTTTTAGTTTTACTAAATGATCAGCACCCCACATACCTAATGTTAGCATATTAGCATTACTTCCAGCAGTACCAGAATATAAATAACCTAAATAACCAGAATTTTTTGTGCTTCCTGCCCTACCTAGTAATGATATCACTGATTCATTAGCAGTCATATTTCCAGCAAAAGCTTCAATAGCATGATTAAAAGTTAAAGAGCTTGTACAATCAACTGCAAATGTTGGATTATTTCCGCCTCCAGTTCCTATAACAGATAGTTTAGCTGTTGGAGATGATCCAATACCTACCGAACCACTATGGTATGCATCCCCATTTTGTTCTAAATGAAAAGTATGTGCTGATACACCTGTATAACTTGGTGTTGCAGCTTGTGGGTAAAAATTCATTTTATAATTATCAGATGAGTTTCTAACTGATATATCCCATCTTATAGCTCCATTGCTATCAAAAAATAGTTCTGATGCATTATCAGTCAAACTTCTCAACCTCATAGTTGCTCGACCAGTAGTTGCTTCATTTATAAAACCAGATGTTGCCTCTGTTCCATAAGAACCACCACTATATTTAAGGTGCATTTTAGAAACTGGATCAATGCCAACTCCAAAATTTCCACTAACATCAAACATACCAACTTGATTTCTGTCATTTGAACCAGTACAAAAAGAAATTCCATCATAAGCATTTATAGAAATACCATCTGGAAAAGAACCATTATGATCTTTTGCTAAGATTGAACAATTATATTTTAATGATCCAGATGTAAATCCCTCTCTAAAAAATATACCATCTGCATCATAACCAGATCGTGAGGTATAAACTAAAATTCCACCATTAACTTCAAATGGTTTTTCTGTTGGTGTACTATTATTAATTCCAACTCTTCCAGCTTGTGTTATAGTTATTCTTTCAGCAGAATTCGATTGATCGTAAAATCTAAATCTACCATCTGATTCAATTAACTGCCAAAATACATGATGCGAATTTGTTTTATAATCAAATCTTGCTGCTGTTGTTGTTCCTGTTATTTTTGCAATAGCATCTGCTCCGCCATTTATTTCTAACTTTACATCAGGCAAATCAGTTCCGATTCCTACGTTTTGATTAAAATAAGTATTTCCATTTTGTAGCATTATCATGTGATAATAACTAGCAGTTCCTAATCTATATGATTCATCAGCTAAAACTAAAGCCGAACCCATTACAGTATCTGTTGCTGGTTTTGTAATAAATAAACCTGATCTTGTATTTTCTGACCTTAATTGTAAAGAGGCATCTGTATTTCTTTTTAAAGTATTTAATCCATTTGTTGCAGTAATTTGAGTTGTTTGAATAGTAGATGCAAAAGTAGCAGCACCATTTTCAAAAATATGAGTTGCTGCTCTATATTTAGTATTATGTGAATTATCTCCTAAATGAAAAGTGCCATTTGAAAATATATGATCGGTTTGTAAATATAATTCTCTATTATCTCCAGTCGTTGTTAAAGTTAAAACTGTACCATTAACTGATGCGTTTTTTAATCTATGTGTGCCAGTGCCTCCATAAGTGTTCAATAACAAACCATTAAAATTATAATTTCCAGTATTTGTTAAACTACCAGCAATATTAGTATTTCCAGCACCATCAATAGTTAATAAATGATTTGCTCCCCAATGACCAAAAGTTAATAAATTAGAATTAGCACCAGCAGTTCCATTAAACTGGTAACCCATCCAAGCTGAATTTTTACTTGATCCATCTCGACCAATAACATTAATAACAGTTTGACCACTTGTCATACTAGAAGCTATGGTTTCTGTTGAATGTATAAATGATGATGCTTGATCACAATTTATTCTCAACATTGGATTGTTTGCAGTTGAAGCTCCTTTTATAGTTAAAAAACCTGGTATTGATGTTGTATTAATACCAATTTTACCAGTATAATCAATTCTCATTCTTCTAACTGGTGCAGCTGTTCCGCTACTTAACGCCTTTGTTTTAAAGTCAATAGCACCACCAAAATCATTGTTTGAATTTCCTCTTTCAATAAAATCAATTTTATTTATTTCATGCAAACTTGATTCTTGATATGACCTTCTAAAATCAGTTATTGCTGTACCAAAACCATTATAACCTACGTCAGGGTGTGATGTGCCTAAATGCATAACAGTTACTGGTGTTGTTCTACTAGCACCACTTCCAACTGGTTCAAACACTGATAATCTAGCTGTTGGTGAGGTATTACCAACACCTAATCTTTCTGCAAAAAATGAATTTCCATTAGTTGTAAAAGTTTGTAAATCAATTGAGCTATGTCTAATTGTAAATTTATTAGAATTTGCAGCTGGATATCTTACTAATGTCCATTGACCTGATCCGGTTCCGCCAGTTCCAGAAACAGCACCTAAAATTAAAGAGCTATAATCATTATTAGCTGATGGAAACATCCTTATATTTTCATTATAGGATTGACCATTGCTTATTTGTACTGTTGGGAATATAGCATCACCAACAAAAGTTGTTTGTGTTGTATCAATTTTAATTACTGGTGTTGATGAATCATGCCCTAAAACCAATGTATTTCCATTTCCCCAAATATCAGGAGTTGTAACACCAGAGCCGCTTCTTTGAAAATCAATTCCATAAAATGTGCTTCCTGATGTACCTTGTACATTCATTGAACCAGAAATAGTAACATTTCCAGTTTGATGAAATCTAACATAAGGTCCAGCAACTTGATTATATCCAACTGTCGATCCTCTACCATAAAACATTAAATCATAGTTAGATGAGGAATCTCTAGCTGATATATCCCAAGCTATACCACCATCAATGTCAAAAAATAATTCAGCAGCTTCATCATCTATTGATCTTATTCTTTGTGTTGCTCTTCCAGTTTCTGCTTGATTTATAAATCCACTTGTTGAATCAGCACCATAAGAGCCACCAGAATATTTTAAGTGAAATTTAGATACTGCATCAATTCCAATACCTACGTTTCCGCTATTGTCAATGTACATTCTTTCATTGTAGCTATTGCTACCAGTTGAAAAGGCGATACCCTCATTGGCATTAATTGATAATCCATCAGGTGATCCATCATCAAC